AAAGAGAAATAGTAAAAATACAACGGAGTAAAGATTTTTAATGCCTGATATTGATTTAGATTTTTATGATAGAGATAAGGTGCTTGAAAATTTTAAGCATCATATTGCTCATCTAGGTGACGGAAAGAAACATAACACAGGTGTTTACTTTCACTCCGTACCAACAAATCCATTTACAAATATTTCTAATATTGATTATAAAGAAGCAGATGAAAGAGGCTACTTTAAAATTGATATGTTGAACGTCCACATCTATAAGGATGTCTTAAGTGAAGAACACTTAAATATGTTACTTGAAAAGGAACCGCTATGGGAATTACTCACTCACAAAGAGTTCAGCGACAACTTATTTCACGTCGCAGGACACAGCACTATACTCCAACAAATGAAACCACAGAGCATAGAACAACTAGCCGCAGTTCTAGCGATAATTCGACCCGCGAAGAGGAATTTAGTTGGACAACCGTGGGATACGGTGATGAAGAACGTTTGGACGAAACCGACGAACGATGAATATTATTTTAAGAAAGCACACGCAGTTGCTTATGCTCATGCCATTGTTGTTCATATGAATCTAATTTGTGAAAAAATTAGTGAAATATAAACAAATAACTTTACTTTATTTTTCTGATAAGTTGAATACTTTTTCTTTTAATACGTTTTTCGGCAATATCGTTTAATCGAACAACAGGGCCAAATAACAGTTCTATATCTTTTGTATTAAAAGTTTTAATTAAATGCTTGAATCGTTGCATTTCGGCTTTCATGAATATGTTAATAGGAATTTTTCTATTTGATTCCCACCACCATGCATCACCTGCTTCTAACAGCATTAATTTCTCAGCATCTGTCCTACAACAAGCATAGTCGTAAACGCTGGTTACATAGGAATCTTGATTGATTATGATCCCCACATATTCCACTGTACCGTGCTTTACACACGATAAAAAAGGAAATTTTTCCTGTAAATCCTTGTCGATGTCTTCCATAGTCTTTCTTATAAATAGTAATAGTAGGATGAGACAATGATATGCTCAAGTTACCAATATATATTTATGAAACCGGTTATACCGTATACAGCGATTTGGACGCGACTATTGCCCAAGGATATGCACCTATGTATCAGAAAGAATTAGTGTTATATAAGGGTGTTACGAACACCATCAAGTTTACGGTTAAGAATCAAGATCAGAAACCATTGAATATCAATGGCTCTGTGTTTAGATTCAACATGATCAACAAGGACACAGGAGCAACGTACTTAAACAAGGAGTTGTTGGTTCTTGATGACGGGTCTACACGGGCAACTAGAGGTGTTGTGCAACTTACACTAAATGAAAGCGATTTAATATCATTAACATCACAGTTTTACAGATTCAGTATCATTCAAACTGTAAACGGTATTGATAAGCCTACATATTCTAACACGTACCATGATGCAGAGGGATTAATTGAGATTAAAGATGCTGTGTACCCGCCATTTAGTTTAAGCAATGAATACAAAGATTTTTCTAGATACACTACAAATTTCTTATTGCAAGGAACACCGGTGGTGGAATACAGAAGCAGTGTTTACAATGCACAACCTGAGTTTAAACGAGCGAATTCAACTCATACGGTAGCATACTCCGGAACAGCCTATAATGGAGAAATCCAAATACAGGCAACTTTGGATACACAGCCATCTCAATCAACAGATTGGGTTAATGTTAAAAGCATCAACCTTTCAAACTTTACAGGTATTGACTACGCAAACGTTTCTGGAGTTTACTCCTTTATGCGATTTGTGCATATTCCTACCATTTCGAACACCGGAACTCTTGACAAAATTGTAATTAGATCATAATATATTATTATGAATCCGATTCAACAAGTGTTAACAGCCTTCTTGCCTCCTAAACGAAAAACCACTCCTAGTGGGTGGACTTCTTTCGATGCACCCTGTTGTGTTCACAATGGAGAAAGTGCTGACAAAAGAAAACGTGGTGGAGTGATGATTAACGGCGATGGTACTGTAAGTTATCATTGTTTCAACTGTGGGTACACAGCAAGTTACACACCCGGCAGGAACTTATCAATTAAGATGCGTAATCTTATGCGATGGCTTAATGTACCCGATTCAGATATTACTAAATGTAGTTTAGAGGCATTAAAACTTAAAGAAAACGTCGACGCTGAAACTGCGGAGATTTCTATTAGTTTGCCTGTGTTTGAATCAAAGGAACTGCCAATTGGTGCAAGACCTATTATGGAATGTGCTGATTGGAAAGCACTTGAGCCGACAGGCTTAGATTCGGATCTCATGAGAGCCATTGAATATATTGTTGACAGAGGCCTGATGGTAGATGATTATAACTTTATGTGGACCCCTGAAGGTTCGTATAAAAAAAGGCTGATTATACCTTTCTATCATCAAGGGGACATAGTCGGATACACTGCTCGCAAAATAGGCGATGGCTCACCAAAATACATCACAGATTCACAACCTGGTTATGTGTTTAATTTAGATAGACAACACGATGACAGGAACTATTGTTTTGTTGTAGAAGGTCCTTTAGACGCTATTTCTATTGATGGGATAGCAGTACTAAGCAATGACGTTAAAGACGGACAAGCGACGCTTATAAACGCTTTAAGACGCCATATAGTAGTGGTACCTGATACTGACAAAGCAGGGTTTGATATGGTTGAATCGGCATTAATCTATAACTGGAGTGTTAGTTTTCCTGAATGGCCAGATCAGGATGTGAAGGATGTGAATGAAGCGGTAAAACGTTATGGAAAAATCTATGCCTTGAAAAAAATTATCAATAGCATAGAATCAAATCAAGTTAAAATTAAATTAAAAGCAAAGACGTACTTTAATGAATGATAGAACCAAACAAGAAATAGTTGACGATATAGAAAAACTTTTAGAAACTAAAGTTAACCCTTCGGTACAAGCACATGGAGGAGTAGTGAAATATATTGACTTTGATACCACAACAGGTGCTTTAAAATTACAAATGAGTGGAGCCTGTTCAGGTTGTGCAGGATCAACACAAACATTAAAATATGGAATCGAGAATATGATGAAGCATTATGTTCCGGAGATAAATGTAGTTATAGGGGAAGACGATCCGAATTTCAACGATCCGTATTTTAAAAATGAGTAACTTTGATTATCTAATATCGTGCGGAGATAGTTTTACAGCAGGTATGGAAATACTTGGTGATAAAGATCTATCAGAAGAAAACAAAGCACATTCATATCCCATTCATCTAGCAGACTTACTAAGAATTCCTGAAGTTAGCAACACAGCATTAAGCGGTGCACCTAATGAATATATCGCAAGGCAAACAATGCTCGATGTGTTAAAACTAGAAAACAAGGGACAGGATCTTTCTCGTGTGTTTGTGGTTGTTGGTTGGTCCAGCATTAACAGATTAGAAATACACATTCAAACAAAATTAGACAACCTTAAAAAACAAGGTTACTACTTTGATGAACACACATTAGAAAGCAAAGAAATTGTTTACTTCGGAACTAACTTTATTAATCCTAACGTGGAAAAAGGTTTACGAAGCGAGAAAACAGGAGAACAGTTTTATGATTTTGGATCAAAGGCAGGCGTTGAATTTGCTAATGAATACCTATGGGATGATAAACTAGAATACGAAAAATTCTTTGCAAACATCATGTTGCTAAAAGGTTTTTTAGAAAGCAAAAACGTAAAATACATCATGCATATGAACGTACACGTTTGGAACGCTCCGGCAGATATGCGTATTGAAAAGTATCGTCATATGCTAGGCAATCCTCGTTTGTACAAGTTCGAAACATTCACATTCCAGGAATGGGGTAACAGAACTTATCCTTGGGAACGCAGGGCAGAAGGACATTTTAAACGTCCTGTTCATATGAAGTTTGCAGAACTTTTGCATAATTACATTGTGGATAACAAGTTAGATGAATAGTATTATTAGTAGGCTTAGGCGTTGGTACTACCAGTGGCAGTACAAAAGAGAACTTGCTAAAAAGTTAAAAGAAAAACAGAAACAAGATCCGTTCTTGTACAAGTAGTGAGGTTAACACATGATTGTATGGGGTATCGTTGGAAACAGCCACGACGCTAGTCTTGCTGTCTTTAAACAGGGGCAGGTGTCCTTGCGACAAGGTCATGAAACATTAGAATTAAAATGGGCGGCACTGGCCAAAGACTTTAGTGGAGTAGAACACGATCCTAATCTTAACTGGACCATTGTGAGTGCGGCAAGACAGTACGGTGAGCCTGATAAAGTTATTTGGTATGAGAAACCTTTTCTTAAAACACTTAGACAGTTACGTGCAGGCCAAGGTTGGTTATGGAAAGAAAATAATATTAAAAAGTATCTAGCACAGTGGGATATTAAGTGTCCTATTGAATACACGTTGCATCATCACAGTCATGCGGCTTATGGATACTACACCAGTGGATATGACAATGCTTCCATTTTGTGTGTTGACAGCATTGGAGAGTTTCAAACTCTAACCATTTGGCAGGGAGAAGGTAACGAATTAAACCTTGTTCACAAGCAAACATATCCGGACAGTCTAGGACTATTTTATAGTGCGATGACACAGCGTTGTGGATTGGTCCCTCAGCGTGATGAAGGATTAATGATTGAACTTGCAAAGAACAAAAAGGATATGGAAGTAACCAAACAGATGATCAGAGATCTAATTTGGTTTAACGAATCATTTGACTATCCTATTATTAAATTTAAAGCCAATCTACACAAAGGGTGTAATTGGTGGAGGCCAGAAATTACCGATATCGGTAAGATAGCAAATGCTACACAATGGATATTTGAAGCGGTGCTTGATCGGCTATCAACCCGTATGCTAGAAAATCTACCAAGCAAAAATTTAATTGTTGTGGGCGGATGTGCATTAAACCAAAAAGCAGTTAGACGTATAGGCTTTAAATGGAAAAATGTTTGGGTTCCTCCAAATCCTGGAGATCCGGGTAGTTGCATAGGTGCTGTACTTGCAAAAGGTAAAAAACATATTGACTTTAAAAATAATATGTGGTATAATAAGACTGTATGAAGATAAAACTATTTAAAATGGATAAGAATGACTAAAGAAGCAGATTTCAATTACGACATACAAAAACTATTTTTGGAAATGTTTTTAAGTAATGCAGAAAGTTATGTGCGTTGCCAAAACATTTACAATCCAGAAAACTTTGATCAGAAACTAAGAGACTCGGCAGAGTTTATTAGAACATATGTTGATGAATACAAAGTTATGCCTGAACTTGATATTGTTAATTCAAGCACAGGTGTTAAACTGGCTGATGCCAAAGACGTTGGTGTTGAACATCACGAATGGCTGTTAGATACTTTTGAAAAATTTAGCAGACACAAAAGTTTAGAACGTGCAATTCTACAAAGTGCTGACCTACTTGAAAAAGGTGAGTATGGTCCTGTTGAAGGATTAATTAAGGAAGCAATTCAAATTGGTCTTGCAAAAGATATGGGTACTGACTATTGGCTGGATCCGAAAGCAAGACTTGAAGGACTAAAGAACAACAACGGACAGGTAAGCACAGGTTGGCCAAGCATTGATAAGAAACTGTTTGGTGGATTCAATAGAGGCGAACTAAACATTTTTGCAGGTGGATCGGGTGCAGGTAAATCATTGTTCTTGCAGAACATGGCTGTTAACTTTGCACTAGAAGGCATGAATGTTATGTACATCAGTTTAGAACTTTCTGAAGCATTAGTAGCAATGCGTATTGATAGTATGGTAACTGGTATTGCTACAAGAGAGATTTTTAAGAATCTTGATGATGTAGAAATGAAAGTTAAGATGACTGGTAAGAAAGCAGGCAAAATTCAAATCAAGTATATGCCAAGTGGTAAGACAGCAAATGACTTACGCAGTTATGTTAAAGAATGGCAAATTAAAAATAATAAAGTAGCAGATGTATTGTTAATTGACTATTTAGATTTGATGATGCCTATGAGCAAGAAAGTATCACCAAGTGACTTGTTTGTTAAAGACAAATATGTATCTGAGGAATTGCGTAACCTTGCAATGGAAACACAAACAGTATTTGTTACAGCATCTCAATTAAACAGAGCGGCTGTCGAAGAAATTGAATTTGATCATTCACACATCGCAGGCGGTTTAAGTAAAATTCAAACAGCGGATAACGTGATTGGTATCTTTACAAGTAGAGCAATGCGTGAACGTGGTCGTTATCAAATCCAGTTTATGAAAACACGTAGTAGTTCAGGCGTAGGACAAAAAGTAGATCTAGAATTTGATCTTGACAGTTTGCGTATTAAGGACTTGCAGGAAGATGAACAGTCTTCATATCAAAGCACGGGTTCATCAATCTATAAAGGACTTAAGAAACAAAGTACTGTAACGTCAGCACCAGAAGAAGTTAGAGAAGATCCTACAGAAGGTGATTCAATTGGCAAGGTATCTGGTAAGACACAGAGTACAAAACTAAGAGAACTTCTTAAAACAATGAACACAGAAGTAGATGAGTAATTAAAGGAGCCAATGTATGTTACATAAAATTAGTCAGTTGTGTGATAAGATTGATTCAATCAAAAAAGATGCTGATAGATTAAGAAAGTTAAAGTACGGAGTACCAAAAAGTACAGACGCAGAAATAGATAATCTAGTTGCACAAATACAATCAGACTGCTATCTTATATCACAGGACCGTAGTCC